AGGGATATTAGTTTGAGTTGACATGTTAGACGAAGAGTTAGACGAAGAGTTAGACGAAGAGTTAGACGAAGAGTTAGACGAAGAGTTAGACGAAGAGTTAGACGAAGAGTTAGACGAAGAGTTAGACTGTTGAAGAGAATTAAACATAAAGGGTTGATTATCATTTATGTTCAAGGTTTTAAATCAATTTTATTTTGATTCGGTTACATTTACTATTACTTGACTATTTGGGGGTACACACACTTTCTTGTGACCAGGAGAACAACAAGTTGTAGGAGGAGGACAAGTGGTATCAGGACAAGTTGGGGTTTTTTCTTTTTTCGTCATAATATAAACAACTATTCCTATTATTATAATGAACAAAACCACTGAAATTCCTATTGTTATTTCAATCATTCTTTATTATTGTAAAATAAAATATATTAATATTTTATTTTTAGTGCAGTGTTTTAGTGCAGTGTTTTAGTGCAGTGTTTTAGTGCAGTGTTTTAGTGCAGTGTTTTAGTGCAGTGTTTTAGTGCAGTGTTTTAGTGCAGTGTTTTAGTGCAGTGTTTTAGTGCAGTGTTTTAGTTTATTCTGATTTTTTCACAACTTTCTTGATTACCTTTTTTTTGGGGGGAATATCATCCTTTAATTCGTCTTCTGGTTTTTGATTGTCAGATTCGTCATCTTCTCCGTCACCGACTTTTTGAGAAGTTGATGAACTATAAGACGAGGATGATCCCAGTAGAGGATTTGACCCAACTGGAGAATTCATAATTGTCTTTGAATTCTCCTTGATCTTATGTCGTCCATGTAATAATTTCTGAGACCCTCCTTCTACAGGAGTAATATCAGCTTCAGTGATCTTACATTGAATAGAAATCTTTGATCCTATAAATATACTATCGATCTTTAACACTGGACGGACATAACAAAGCTTAAACTTCTTATTTGCATTATCAGACAAAAATGTAAGTGGGTTTACTTCTCTAGGATTTCCCTCATCATCCACCTCGTCTTCAAGATAAAAAGTAGTTACCATCTGGTAAGGCTTTTCGACTCCTTTGGAATCTACACTTGCCTTGTATTCAATAAGCTTTGGAGAGATAGTGGGACCATTTCCTGGAATACGATTACCGTCTTCGTCTGTCTTCCAGTAAAGAAGTTTGTTCATATTCTTCAGATCAGACATCTCTAAAAGAGGTTGTTTTACGGTCTTTCTTACGGACAAAAGATACTCCTTGCATCTCCTGATAAGATCTTCAAACTTGTCCACAGTTTTAATTTCTCTCTCTGTTGTTCCCTCTTTAGAATACATACAAAGAGGAATAGAATGACCAGTTACCTTTTGAGTGGTAGGATCACTAGATTCTGATACACCAAATGAAAACATTCTATCCAGTGTGATCATAAAATCTCCAACAGTATCACTTAACATCATCTTTGGTTCTTCTATTACTACTCCGTTTTTATCCTTTACAGCTTCAGTCCATTCCGGTACTTCTTGAACATTTCCATAGTCGTCCTTAATAAGCTTCAATTTTGCATTTTTAGCCAAGACGTTGATTCTAAAAAACTTTACTGGAGGGTTAGAATTTGGAACAGATCCTTCAGTAGCATCGGCAAAGATTAAGTTTGATAAGTCATAATCAAGAAAATCGTGAAGTTGATTCTTTTTTGAAACTTTTTTTCCATTAATTTTTGACATTTTAGACTTGGTTTTATGTGTTATTAATTGAAAAGGGTTGTTTTTAAGCTGAATTTACACGAGACGGAGAGAATTGAAGAGACGGAGAGGATTGACGGATTGTTGTGAATGTTTATATAATTACATTTTGTATAAAAACAATCAATTTTAAAAGTCCAAACACATATCTTTTCTATAAACAATTAAACATCAACAACAAATACGATTAAGATGCCACATTTTTCTGAAGGTGAAGACGAGAACGAGAACGAGAACGAGAACGAGAACGAGAACGAGAACGAGAACGAGAACGAGAACGAGAACGAGAACGAGAACGAGAACGAGAACGAGAACGAGAACGAGAACGAGAACGAGAACAGATGCTCAGTTTGTGATTCTATCAATCCCGTCAATTCTATCGACTCATACGAAATGGAATATTGTTCGAATAGAAGTTGTGATATTTATATGTGTAGTCAATGTATAGTCTTTTCTTCCAATGGAGAAATAATATGTGAATCTTGTGCTGGAACTTGTGAATCTTGTAGTGAAATTATTAATCTGTTTAATACCCTAACAACTACACAAATAAACTGTAGAATTTGTAGAAGAGCGATTGTTATTTGTGAAAATTGTATAACCAGATTTCATCTTGATTCTTGTAATGTTGGATTTTGTCACGATTGTGTGAAAAAATGCAGAGTTTGTCAGGAATGTGTTCTTTGTTGCGATGAAACTTTTCTTTCGATGTGTAAAAAGTGTGTATTGCTTCAATTTAACGAATCAAGAGAATTCTTGACAAAGAGTCTCTTGAATAGGGTATTTTACGACAGTGTCTGTTTGGAGATATGGAACTATGTAAAGGAGTAACTAAAGAGCGAAGTAAAATAAGATGTTATCCTACTCCTCATCAGAACTTGAGTCGTCGGAACTTGAGTTGTCAGAACTTGAGTCGTCGGAATGACATATATCTCTAGTTGATTCCTGATAGACAAACATTTCTCGTTCGTTATCATCTTCTTCCATTGGAGAGAGAGTATCATCATCTGAACCACAATCGTAATAATTCCATGATTCACAATCATCTTCGGTTCTATAACCATCTTGAGTAATTTTATTTGGAAGAACAATTGATGATAAGGATAGTCTTTTCAAGTCATCTTCGTGTATATCGGTGTCATAAAACCTACGGGGTATGGAAGAGGAGGAGCACGACGAAGAGGAGCACGACGAAGAGGAGCACGACGAAGAGGATTTAGGAGACGGACAAAATCTAGTAGAATTCTCATACTCTGTAAACTCTCTTTTTAATTCTTTTACTAAGTCCTCTCCAATCTCACCAAATGATTCAGTAATAGATATTACCAACAATTTGTGGGCGATAGATTTTTGGCTTGGAGATTTCCACGAACGAATAAATCTACAGACAAGACTCTTTGCGTATTCAAGAGTGATATCACCTAGAGAAATCTTTGACTTTAAAAAATTTTTTAAAAAACCTTGAAGTGCCTTGTTACCCATGTCATTTGAATCGATAAGAATAGTCAGTCTGTCATCGTTTAAGTCTATATTTAGAGGGAGAAGATCCCACATACAAGATTTTAATGCAAAGTCTAGTATGTATTCGTTTGAAAGACTAAAATATTCTGGAAATTCATTTACAAGGTGACGAAAGACATCTCTTGAGACTAATCCCATTTCAAGGATTTTCTTAGGGTGAGAGAATACATCGTGATATTCCTTCTTTCTAGAGTTTGAGAGATTTGAAAAATGAGATATAATCTGTTGGTCGATTGGAATAATCCCTCCAGTAAACTTGTAGAATCCAGGAAAGACGGGGCGAATCGATATAAGAGGCATAGTGGGAGAGAGGTGAGAGAGAGGTGAGAGAGGCGAGAGAGGTGAGAGTATATCTTCTCAATTTCTTATTAATAAAAATCAATTTTTATTAATGAAGCTAAACTTATTTCGAAAACCAAAACAAAGAAATTTATGTTTTAATTATACTTTTATTATAGTTCTACCATAATCCTTGTAGAGATTTGAAATAAAATTCTTATATTCAGCTATATTTGTCTGAATATCTAATTGACGCTTACCATGAAGAGCCACATCTTCCTTGAATCTGTAATTACAACTTGTTCTGTTTAATCCAAACTTTGAAATCATATCGGTAAATTCCATTGTACCAATCGTAGACAGAGAATTATTTGAATTTATTGTACTGATAAGTTTTCTTAAAATCAATATACTCTTAGTTACAGCTTCTTTATCGTTACTTGGTATCATTCTAATTTCCGCAACAATGTTTTTTATAGTTGTTTTGAGAGGATCTGTTAAACTCCCAATAAAATTTTCATCCAGAAGTGTAGAGTTGATAATCTCATCTAGATAATCATTATTTACAACAGGAGATCCGGAAAAGTCGCTCAAGTAGCTATTAGACTTTGTTCCGAGACTTTCTAATCTACTTAATTCAAGTGAGAGACTAGAAATATCTATATGAGGAACTGGTGGAGGGTCATTTGTAGACACTGATAGATTTATTACGTTAAATACACAAAAAGAAATTCCTTTGAATAACTCACATCCCTCTTTATCTACACAAAGTCTCTTTTCTATTTCAGATGCAATAACAGATTGTGAGATAAATTGTTCATTGGAACTTCCAAAACAATCTTCGAAATTAGGGTTACATTGTAGTGGTACACATTCATCAATGAACTTTGGATTCATAATTTTATTATTCTGAGTCCCAGTTACAAGATGTGAAATAAAGCGAGGAAGATTTAGAAGGGAATCGTTGATAAATAATCCCTCTTTTACTCGTGATGTACATATATCTGTCAACATATTTTTTCTCTTAGATTTCGCCTCTGATAGTATTCTTATTTTTTTATTAGTAGCTGTATTAATTTCGTTAATTTCATCATCTATCTTCTGTAACGTTGATAAACACTCCTTAATATATGTGTTTATAGCGTCGATAAGAGGACTTTCAAGATTCTTTTCATCTCTCAACCCAATATCAATCATACTTTGTACGAATATTGGAAATTTTTTACCAGTTTCATAAGTACTTCTCTCTCTTAGATTAAACCTTCCCTTTATTCGTTTAAAATATGTTCCAAGTAAAAGATTAAAACGAGTTCGACTTTCAGTATCTATACCTTCTATATCATACACAGGTTTAATTATATCATCGAATCTCTCATTAAAAGCGGTGTATAAAAATGGTTTATTTTCAGTATGAGGAGTTAGACATAATGTTTTTAAAGAAGTTATTGTCTTGTCAAAAGCTCCAAAAACGTCTGACGATTTTTTTCCATATTCGTACAGAAATTTTGAAAAATTTTCAAGAATTTCAACAAATGGAACGACTACTTTATTTTTATCTTTCGGGTCTCTTTGTAACTGAGGTAAGGATATAATTCGGTCTTTTCCTCCATCAAAGAATGGAATTTTTTCAAATAATATTTTATTTCTACTGACAAGAGAGATCTTAAGCTCTGGTATACGTCTTTCTATATACCGAGCATCTTCTGAATTCAATAATTTATCTACTTCTTGCTTTACCGGATAAAACGGTTTAAATTTTGTACATATTCCATTAGACTTTACATCACATTCTGTTCGACTCTTAATTTGTTCAAACATCTCAAGAACACTTGGATCTCCACACGCAAATTTATTCTCTACTCCTGCAAAGTCACAAACTACGAGAAATGGGGATTTATCTTTGTTCACTCCCTTAAATTGTACAAATATCAACATATGGCTTCGGCTACTAACTGGATTATTTGTAGTAGCCATTATTGTTCTTTTATTTTCCATTATTGTTACAATGTAGTTACCAAGTTCCATTCCACTTGAAAAGTTTATTCCATCTAAAGGTGACAGATTGCTATCTCTAGATAATACCCATTGTTGCTTCCTGTCTTGAATAAAAGTGCGTTTTTTGTAATATTCTCTTCTACCCATATCTTCACCCATATCTTCAGAAAATACCTTAAATTCTTTAACAGCTTCTTCCTCGGTCTTGTCTTTATTTCCTTCTAACTCTACAAAAGAAACTTCTAATTCCTTATATTCTGTCTTCAAATTATTACAAAAATGTATAAGAATTCCATTTTTTCTCTCTTGTGTATCTTCAAAACCAGCGTATACAAGAGATGAAGTCTTTCCTGACCCACTCGCTCCGTAACCAATAACACAAACAGAACGACCATTCCTAATATTATTTAAAAGAGGTGTCATACTCTCATGATTGGCAATTTCAGAATTGTTTTTATCGGGATGAAAAATATGAGAAAAAGGTCCAAAGAGATAATTGTTGGGAAAAACATAGTTTTTATCATTTAAGTATGCAAACTCGGGGGATAATATAGGTGTTTCCGCCATTTTAGATTCGGGTGTAAATATAGACTGGGGGGTTGGATTATATCCAATCAACATAATTTGATTAGCAATATCAGTACCTACTCTAAATCGTGGGTTTGTCTGTATAATTCCGCCAATTTTATCAGCCCTTATTTTCACAAATGTAAAGATTCTATTCTCTGAATTATGAAGAGACTTAAGATTATTCGCATTAAATTCTCGATCAGACTTACCAATGATGGAAGAGAGTACTGAAATGTTAGAATTGAAGTATAAAACACTTGTTAGTATTTTCATAACTTCGTCGATAAATTGACGATATTGATCGAGTTGTTCAGATTTTATTTGGTCACACGCAATGAGAATATATTTAAGAAGAGTTTCTGTTTTAATTGATGGTTCGTTTACTCCTGTCTCAATTAAGTGTGTTCTAAAATTAGACCATTTTGTACCAATAAGTGTTCTAAATACCGATTTTTCTAATATAAATGTATTTGGTACATTTATAAATAGAAGTTTTTTAAGAATCTTTTTATAACGATTAAAAGTTAAGACTGCTTTACCAACTGTTAATTCGTAAGGTAAATCTTTCTGTTCCAAATCAGCCAATCTAAGAATACTGATATTTCTAATATTCAACTTGGTCATAAAATAAATTCGACGAGATATTAGAATAAAATTGTGAAGATAAATCACATTTTTATCACTCGACGTACTAGGATCTTTTAAGGGAATATCTATAATATTGTCTACATAATAAGTCCAAGGGTATTTTTTGGATCGTTTACTCTCTCCAAAAAGAGATATAATGTATCTATCGAATGCTTCATCTTCTATTTGAAGAGTTTTATCTAATAATTGCTTTGTGATTTCTCCGGGGGTAATTCTTATTCCTAATGACATTTCATCGAGATTTCTCTGTATTTCAGTTTCTATTTGCGTTGTTTCTATTCGGCTTTTTATATTTTTTACAAGTGTATCTATCCTCAAAATTATCTCGTTAATTTTATTCTCTACTTTTGAAAATATATTGTTTAGTATTTTTGAAATTTTCTTTCCCTTTTCTTCGTCACTTGGGGGAAAATTGTTGAGTCTGTTTTCGTATTTTGTTAATTTATCTGCAATATTTTTGAACTCCGAGTAAGTCATCGTAAACATATTATATTTGGCTAATTCAATCTGTGTCTTATTAGGTAATTCACTCATACTACTCAAGCTAACTCCTAGAGTTTCTATAGGATTATTTAATTTTCCATATGTAGTCATATCTTTATTGTTAATCAATAAAAATTATTGATTAACACGTTTTTGATTTTATGAAAATCTATTGTAACCGGCAAAACTTCCGATCACATCATTACAAACGTGTTTTAATTGGTGTTTTAATTGGTGTTTTAATTGGTAATTCACCAGATATGTTTTTGATTCAATGAAAATATATTTACTATGTCACTTTAGGTTTTGATGTTAACTTTTCAACCTGTTTAGATAATGCTTCGACTTCTTTCAAGAATTTTTCGTCTTCGTCATCGTCTTGATAATCATCAATTCTCAAACTTCTATGAGTTTTTAATGAACCATCAAGATTAATATCTTTATCTATTGAATCTTGATTATTTGGGGGGTTTTCTTCTTCTACGAGTTGCTCCGACTCATCGCTAAGCATAACCGGTATCGGTACTGTTATTCCACTTATTCCACTTATTCCACTTATTCCACTTATTCCACTTATTCCAGGTTTAACTGTTCTAGGTTTCACCGAGACAGGTTTCACCGAGACAGGTTTCATCGAATCTTCTGTTGAAAATACAAATTCTCCAACCTTCTTATCCAACATTTTCACATCCTTATCTTGTTCTTCTTCTACGAGTTGCTCCGACTCATCGCTAAGCATAACTGGTATCGGTACTGTTATTCCACTTATTCCACTTATTCCACTTATTCCAGGTTTAACTGTTCTAGGTTTAACCGAGACAGGTTTCACCGAATCTTCTGTTGAAAATACAAATTCTCCAACCTTCTTATCCAACATTTTCACATCCTTATCTTTTTGTTTCTCGACTTCAGTTATCTTGTCTAACAACTTTTGGATCTCTAATTTTTTATCTTCAAGATTTTTCTCGGCCGTTTTTAGCTTTTCTTCATTTTCACTAATTTCATCACATTTTTGTTTAATTAGATTAGCCTTGTCCATTTCTCTATCAAAATTAGTTTGTAATTTTTTTATTTTTTCGTCGTATTCCGACGAAATACGATCTCTCTCCTCGTTTATAATTTTTTCAATCTCTTCCTGTGATTTAGATTCGAGTATTTTACCCTCCATCTCTTTAATTTTTTTCTGATTCTCTGAGCTTATTAACTGTATTTCCTTTTCCTTTTCCTCTTTCATTTCTTTCATTTCCTTTTCCTTTTCTTCATACCTCTTTTTTAAACTTTCCATTTCTTCATCTGATTTACATTCCTGTATTTTTTTCTCCATCTCTTTCATTATTTTCTGATTCGCCGAGCTTATTAACTGTATTTCCTTTTCCTTTTCTTCTTTCATTTCTTTCATTTCCTTTTCCTTTTCTTCTTTCATTTCTTTCATTTCCTTTTCCTTTTCTTCTGTCAACCTCATTTTTAAAGCGGTCATTTCTTTCTCAAGCTCAGAGTTTAATATACATTTTTCCATTTGTGTTTTGAGACGAGTGATCTCATCACTCCGTTCTTTAATCTGTTTCTCATTATTTACTATTTTCTTCTCCAGTTCAGATATCCTAGTGTCGTCCCTCATTTTTTCTTCTTCGGATTTACAAAGTGCAATATTCTCACGAGCCTTTTCCAGTTCCTTTTCCAATAGAGTTATTTTTGTTTGTAAACTCGCTGATTGTTCAAGTTTATAACGTAGTAAACCTAGATTAGCCTCAGCTCTTTTAAGCTTTTCGGTATCAGGATTCTTTGAATCTTTAAGATCTTCTATTTCCTTTTCGAGTTTAGGAATTCCTTCTAATTGTCTTGTCAATTCTTGTTTTTCATTTTGTAACTTTTGTATTTCTTTTTCGTTTACCGATTCAATTATTTTAAATTGTTTTTGCATATCGTCATTCATTTTTTGAACCTTAACAAGTTCCGATCTCTTCTCTTCTAATTCCTCATTCTTTTTTATAAGTTTTTTACGTTCAAGTTCAGCCTCTTTTTTCGCCTCATTTATTCTAGCATTCATTTGTTTTATACTCGCCTCTGTATCTTTGACTATTTTAAAATCTTTAAATTCCCCATCCTTTTTCATCTGTTCTATCTTTTCATTTAAAAGTTTAATCTCTTTATCTCTAGACGACAATTCTTTTTCTTTTTCTGCGGTTTTCTCAATCAATGAAATAGTGTGTTTTTCAGTCATATCCTCTATTTTCTTTCTTAATTGATCTTCAATATTTTTAGATTCTTCAATTCTTGACTCATAGTTTTTTATCATAACCTCATTTGATTCTATCATTTGAGAGAGTTCGTCCATCTTTTTTTGTGAGTCTTTTATCGAGTCTTGACTTTCCTTAATTTGACTTGACAGTTCGTCAAATTGTTCAGCCTTCATATCCTTTTCAGGATTTTTCTTTTCCATCATATCGAGAATCTGTTTCAAAGTTAATGATTTGATATCCCTTATTCCCGTTTTAATTGAAATCTCATCTCGTAATTCTTGTAACATTGATTCTTGTTTTTCCAATAATTTCTCCTTCTCAATTATCTTTTTAGACAGACGTGTTTTTTCATCATTAGCCTGTTTAGTTCCAAGTGTTAATAATTTAATTGTACCTTCTGTTCTAGAAAGCCTTTCTTGTAAATCGTCAGAGCTCTTATTTAAAATATCTAATTGTTCCTTATATTTCTGTTCTATATCTTTCTTTTCGTTTTCAAATTTCTCTTCTATCTCTTGTCTCTCTTGTATCGTTTGTATCGCTTGTCTCTCTTCATCATAATCATCTTCTTTCCCAAATAATTCCTCAAGACTTTTGTAACGCTCTAGACATTCTACTGAACAAAAGTCTTGCACCTTTCCTTTTAAATCGTTTCCAGATAATTGAAGAGAACCTGTACGAAGAACATAATCGTCTATAAATGTTTTACATTGCATACATTTACTTTCAGGGACCTTTGTTTCGTCTTTCTTTAAGGGCGATTCTCTCTCTTTATAATTTCTTCTAAATTTAAACATAAATTCTGATGATATCTTTGGACCAGAGGGATCCAATGGGTTTATATCATCTTCAACTTCGTGTAACTGATCTATTGTGAAACAGAAAATATTTCCAGAATCATCTTTGTATATAACAACATCTTCTGGTGACGATTCTTGTATTCCTTGTGCGCCTTCAGGACATATCTCTCTTATATCAGATGGTCGCAATTCTTCTTGAAGATCGAATTGCTCCGTTTTAGGACGAGTTGGTTTACGAAGTGTAACATCGAGAGATGCGACAAGAGAGTTGAAAAATTCTTCTATTTCTTGATCAAAATAAGTCTTGATCCAAGACTTCACTCGATCTAAATCGTTTGAAGTTTTAGATGTTTTATAGAAATCGGGAAACATATCAAAAGTTTCCAACAAAGGTAACGATGAATTTTTATAATAACCCTTTACGAGACGAGTTCTAAATAATTTTGTGTATTTATAAAGAGGAGATTTAGGGTTAATAAATATTAAAACAGCAAAACAACGTGTTACATAATCAAAGATTGAATTTTTACCTGAATTATTCATCGCCTTGAGAAATTCATCTTCGATATTAAGAATAAAAGAGCTATCAGATGAAACCACACTACCAATCTCTGAGAAGATATCAGCAAATGTCTTTCTCACTATCTCTCTTGCTTTCTTTCCCTCAGGTGTTTGAATGTTTTTCGACTTGAGAAACATCTTCTTCTCTCCAAATCCACCAGTCTCTTCAGATTGTTTTCCCCACCAGATACATTCCTTTTCGTAATCACTCTTATCAAGAATCTTAAAAGTTTCATCCTGAAATATAACTGCAAATATAAATGATTGCGAGTTTCCTCCTTCGTCTGTAAGAGTTCTAATTAACTCTTGAGATTCACAAGACATACGACTATCCTTTTGATGATGTACAAAACAATGTGCTGACCAGAGAAAAGTGGAAGGAATAAACCATCTGTATCCTCCTCCCTTTTGTGTTAATTCTCTTCGCTCCTTTTCCGTTGTCCCATTAAAAGGTATTCCAGTGAAGAAAATTTTGATATCTTCAGGAGGGTTTTCCCCCTTTTCTGGATAGGCTACAAGGGTAAATTTAACCTTTTTTAATAACCAAGGTTTAATTTTATGCCAATCAAGACATTTTTGAAGATGAGAGGGTAATTGTTTAGGAGCAGACTTCATCATTTTGTAAGTGTGTGACGAATTCCCTTCTGAAACAAATCCTGCCTTTCGTCTCTTTCTTCGATGAAGAAGAGAAATTAATGGATTCTTTTCGGTTGTTTGAAAACGGTTAATACTTTTCTCCGCTAAAGTATTTGTAGACGGAGAAGAACTTGTTACCCCCATTTATCTTTATTCTATAAAGAGAAAAAATGTTTAGATTAAAATAGAACAAATATTAATAAGTTGGTTATTAATATTTTTGAAGATGGTTAATCAATATTCTCTTAGATTTGATAAAGATGACTTGATCCGACAATACAATTTTATTTACTTTTTTACATTTTACATTTTACTGACACTCTATCATATGTATCGTTTTATTATCGGGTTTAGCTTTGTGTTGTGTTGTGTTGTGTTGTGTTGTGTTGTTTTGTGTTCTCAACCTCTACAAAATTTACAACACGGGGAATCCAAGAGCACCTCCAGCTACTCTAATTATATTATGGTTAACTGCTACTAATACGAACTCGTAAGTTTGAGTGACACCAGCTCCTGCAACAACCAATGCAGTGTTTGGTGCAGAAACAGTTCCTACTGATGCGCCTGCAGTCTTTGCAGATTCGCTAGGTGTCAACTGAAGAGACACATTGGTAAGCTTACCAAAGTTAGTAGAACCCATAGGATTTACACTCATGATATCCAAGCTGTACGAGTACATATGGTATCCAGTCTCAACTGGAATACTTACTGCGTTGTACCAAGGATTTACAAGAGAGAAGTAATCAGCACCCATATTAGAGAGACGCTGAGTGTTCTCATACAACAGGGAAGCGGTATTGATTGGATCCGCAGCAAGAGAAGGAGAGAATACAACTCCTGAAAATGGTGCTCCTGTTGTTACATAAGGAGAAGCTGAAGTGTAGTTGGACCACTCGGCTGGGTTGGTCTTGTTTCTCACAGCAAAGAATAAACTCTTTACAGCGTGAGACAGACGAATGTCAGTGGTAGACAAGGCTGAAGCGGGGTTGAATGCGATTGTAGGAACGGTTTGTACTTGCTCAATGAGGATATCACGAGGAGCTTGACCCATTTGTTTACGCTCATTGTTAGACACAATTGCGTACTCAGCCCAAACATCAACTTGTTTAAGTTGAGGAGCAGGACCATTAATATCAGAAAGTCTAGCTGAGGTTGAGACTCCGGTGGCGTTGTTATCCAAGATAAGAAGACTAGTCCAGTCGTTGAAATTGAAATTGATTCTCATCTCATTGTAAGGAAGAGCAGCAGTTGGAAGAGCTACACCGGTATCACGAGCGTGACAAAGGGGGAGAGGAAGATTAAGAGTAACCTCTGGAAGAGAAGTAACAAGACTTGAACCTTCCTTTACAGCGTTAGGATTTGTCAAGTCATCGATATTTCCAACCATATTATCGTAACCATTACGCTTTCCTGCAGGGATAGAGAATTGTGACCAGAAATCAAGGTAATAGTTATCAAATCTCATCTCAACGAGATCGTTAAAGGTGATAGAACACTCCTTAATAAGAGAATGCATCAAATTTTTGGTCCAACGAAGAGAACCGTTTGCTCCGAATTGATTGTTAGCTACACTGATCTCTATACGTGGGAATGTGATACGAAGGAATGAACGGAGAAGATAATCACCTGCTCGTGAGATATTTGCAGACCATTGTTGATTGAATTGTGCAATACCTGAGCTCTTTGAAAGAACAACTGGAACAACTGTAAACCAAGTTGCTTTGCGTACTTTACGTACGAAATAAGATACGGCTTGTTCGCCACCGTACATATATTTTTCTAACTCATCGAATGTAGCGAGATCGATGAATCCCGAAGTCAAATTGGAGCTTGAAGTAGTAGATGACATTGTGTATAGGTGTTAATTATAAGCAATATTAAAAATTTATTTATATTTTTTTCTTTACATTATTACTTAATATAAAGATTTCCTGAAAAATAAATGGAATAAATTAATAAATGGAATAAATGGAATAAATGGAATAAATGGAATAAATGGAATAAATTAATAAATGGAATAAATGGAATAAATTAATAAATGGAATAAATGGAATAAATTAAATACATTCATTCGGTAAATTATTCTTTAGACTTTTATGAAATTTTAATTTTTTTTTTTCTTTATTTGTATTAAATAACTAAAATGTTCTCATACTTCTGGCCATCCGAAAAACCAATCGAAGATTACACACAAATCACTGAAGACGAGAAAAAGTCTCTCGCTGATAAACTCGTTGATAAAGTTGGTGAATATTTTTCATCTGTTCAGACAAAGGGTCTCCTTGTTACTGGTAGCGCTGCTATCTCTCTTCTTGGATTAAAAAAGATTAGAGGACTTGGCGCTACTCCAACAATCACAACTGGAACTGGAACTATCACTGGAACTGATACTGCTGGAAAACTTACTATGAGTGCAGGTGTAGTAACTGTAACATTTTCAACCCTTTTTTCATCTATTCCACATATTGCTTTGGGACCAATAAATAGTGATGCTGCTGCAGCTACTATTACTGGTGTTACAACAGGTGGATTTACTATTACCTCCGCGAGTGGTAGTCAAATGTATTACATCGTCGTTCAGTAAGTAGATCTATCCCTAATACCAGCTTAAAAACTACTAAAGAGTATACAATACAACCTATATAATTATACTTAATGTCTTCCATTCGAACGCTTGATAAACTTCATAAAGGATTCCCTTCCAGTTCGACGATAGATTCTATCGTTTCAAATGCCCTTAGAAACAATAAATTTTCTTCCTCTCTTGTAATATCTCATATTACTGGTTTACCAGATAATATAGTAGATGAGTCTCTAGGTCGTCTATTGGAACGTCGCAACATCTACCTCTCTGTTGGAGGATTACCAAAGAGATTCTCTCATTCATCTGAAAAGAATACAGACTACCAGTGGGAATAAAGATTCGTTCACCCACTCTTAATTATTTTTAATCCCAAAAGATTAAAAATGACTTTATTATTTATTTACTAAGAACAAAACACACAAAACCACTGTTTCATAAAATGGAAGCTCTAAAAACATCTCAAATGACTGATTTGGAAAGGGTTTTTTCTAAATTAAATGAGAAATTTGTGTCTGTTTACACAGACGAATTTGATCTTTCTTTTTTCCGTGTATTTTTTCCTCAAATCGTATCAAAAATTGGATATCTACCAAATTCAGTAGCGTTTACAAATACTCTCACATCCGAAATAGCTAATCTCCACTCAATTTCGGTATCTAGAAATCCTAGTCCATTATTTTCTTCAGTTCAGAAAGAGGGAAACCTATTTATTCACTTTCTTAAAAAGAAACATGAACTAAATGAGACTGATGATTCTAAAAGTTTTAATAAGATCCATTCGTCAACTTCGTCAACTTCGTCAACTTCGTCAACTTCGTCTACCGAACTTAAAATACCACCACCATCAATTAAATATTTACAATCTGTCTTAACATCTGATTACCCAATGTCACCGTGGGTTCCTCAAGAAAATAATAAGCGTCCAAAAACTCTCCCTCCTGTGCTTTATAATATGATTTATAAGAATATTCACTGGGGTCAACGAAAACTTCATCTTTCAGAAGTAGACTTTTTTCTTTCCTATACAACCACAACAGATAAGTATGTAGTTGTATACGCTGGTGCAGCTAACGGACAACATATTCCACTACTTTTCAAAATGTTTCCAAACGTAGAGTTTCACCTCTATGATCCAGCTCCATTTAGTCCTCTTGTTACGAGTCGTCCCGATATTTTCAAGATAAACCTCTACAAGGATTCATCTCTTCCAGTTGGATTCTTCACAAATGAAGTGGCTCAGCGTTACAAGGGTATAGATAATCTATTATTTATCTGTGATATAAGACTTGCTCCTTCAATAAGTAAAGGAGATGAAAAATACGCTGAATTATTCGAGGAGAACGTAGATAACGATATGAAGATTCAGAGAGACTGGGTGGAAATTATGAGGCCGAAATTTTCTATTCTTAAAATGAGACTTCCATATTATCAAAAAGACCCGTACGAATATCTAGCAGGAGATGTTCGATTCCAAATTTGGGCACCTGTTACATCAACCGAAACTAGACTTGTTGTAAAAAGAAATGAAGATGGAGGATTTTCGACTACAAAATATAAACCGGAAGTATATGAGAAACAATGCGCGTACTTTAATAATCAGATGCGTCAAATGGATATTAGTAAAGTCACATTTAAAGAACTTGGAATTGATGGTATATCTGGATGTATTGATGAATGCAATCTAAAAACTCTTTGGGGTGAATATGATATTTTAATAAATGCCGATTGTTATTTGGAGACAGTTGTACTTTGCGGATATTTAGATAGAATTGGAGAAAAGAAGACAATACCTTCTATTAAACGTCTCATCGATGAAATGTCGAGTTGGCTCTACGGGGATATTTCTCCTAAAAAGGCATTTTTAAAGAAACAAGAAATTAATCGGTTCAAAAAGAGTCGATTATTATAAAAAGGATCGGGTACTTCGTTGTACTTCGTTGTACTTCGTTGTACTTCGTTGTACTTCGTTGTACTTCGTTGTACTTCGTTGTACTTCGTTGTACTTCGTTGTACTTCGTTGTGTTGTTTTATTTTATGATTAAATTTATAAAAATCATAAAATAATCGGTAACTAAAATAATTCTAATATCACTAATATCACTAATACAGTGATAATACCTTAAATCATTTGACTCTTTCGACGACTCATTACTTTTTTGAAACCACTTCTTGAAGTTACGGGAGATCTTCTTTTTTGAAATGCTCTAATATCAACGAGTGGACGATGGCTAGTTTTTTTTTGAGAACGAGGAACAGATGATGATTTCCGTTGTTTACTCCGTTGTTTACTCCGTTGTTTACTCCGTTGTTTACTCCGTTGTTTACTCCGTTGTTTACTCCGTTGTTTACTCCGTTGTTTACTCCGTTGTTTACTCCGTTGTTTACTCCGTTGCGAAGAGGTTCTTCTTGTTTTTTTAACTTTTGACAAATGTGAGAGTAAGTTATTTTTCTTATCATACTTATAGTAACTTTTTTTCAATGTCATCTTTCTTTATAATACTCTATAATAATATAAAGAAAACAGTAAAAACTATTTATCAAATAAATAAAAAAATGATATTATTAAAATCTCTAAAGATAACGACACTCTACCTCTACTGATCAAATATGGCATATCCACTTCCTCCATCGTCGTTACTTCCTCCCTCAGATCCACAGGCTCCGCTAACTCACGAAAATCCTCGTTTTCGAGAGTTTATTCGTTCAGTTCTTCAACGGGCAAATCTAGGTTCTAAATACTTAGATGAATTTACCGACGAATCTTCAATGATTGAATTTACAAAGGCGTTTACGCATAAGTCAATAGATCCTGTTGAGAATTATGAATTCTATGAAATACTTGGAGACTCAACAACAAATAAAGTTGTTGTTTGGTATTTTATTCGTCGATTTCCAGAAGTGTTTAATGACGCAAAGGGAAAGGGAGGAAACATGGGTCCAGTAGCGATTATGGCACGTTTAAAACAGAACGGAGTTTCAAAATCTACGTATTCACAATTTTCAGAGACTCTTCAGTTTTGGGATTTTATTCGTCGTTCAGAAGAGGAGAATAAAAATCGACGAAAATTGATGGAGGATGTATTCGAGGCGTTTTGTGGATGTTTGGAGTTACTTGTCGATACAAAGGTTACTGAACATTGTGGATATGGAATTATTTATAAAATAATGAAAACTCTAATGGATTCAACAGAAGTTTCTCTTGAGAGGAAAGATCTTTATGATCCGAAGAGTAGGTTAAACGAGATTATACTCGGTTACAAGGGTCGTTTAAAGATTGATTATGATGTTTTCGATGACATTTCAACGAAAACATCTGAAGATAAAAATGCCTATCAACGAAGATATAATGTACGTGTCGTTATAACTGATAAGAATAGTGGTAAAAAGTTTTCTTCAAGGAATTTCTATGGAGCAATAAAGAAGGATGCTGAAAAGAAATCAGCAGAAGACATTCTTAAAACGGATATTACAAAGATATTTGGGGATCCTTTTTAATAGTAAATAATGAATTTTTATGTATCATAAAGATATCGTCACCTATTTTATTTATCATTAGATATCCTTTTCCTTCTAGATATTGTAAAATACTAATAGTATTACTATCGTTATAATTATCTTCAAAACCTATTACGTCAATAAATACTTTATCGAAATTAATAGATTTTATAACTTCATATTCTCCACCTTCGACATCGATTGATAAATAATTTATAACTGTGATATTATTTTCTTCAAGTATATTTTCCAATCTTTCAGAATTTACTTTAATTATTTGTGTCGTTGATCCTTCAGTCTGATTTTCTTTTTTTAGTCTTTGTAAATGTCTTGTATCATAATGTTCTTGTATACCTGATAGCATTTCTGTATATCCATTATTACTTATAAAATCAACAATCCCTACGTGGTTTGATATTGCACATTTTTTATTTATACAATTTGGTCTATTTTTTACTAATTCGTCATATACTTGTTCTAAAGGTTCTATATTGATACCTTTCCAATTATTGTATTTTTCAAAATACAATGTATTATTAATTGTTATACCATCATGTGCTCCAACATCTACAAAAATTCCATTTTTGTAACCTTTAAAAACATTTTCTTCTAAATATTTATCTTGATTATACTGTGAATTATACATTTTATAATCTTTATATGTTTACCATTTAGATTCCATTCTTTATTTTATAAATATATCATAATATTTATAAAATAAGTTATATACATCCTTAGTAAATATCGTTACACTGGTTACATTGGTTACACTGGTTCTTTGAGATTGATGTATCCTCCATCAAGAACAACTTCTCTTTTAACTGACGAATCTATTTTTGTGTGAGGAATAGAAACAACATATTCACCTTTTAATGTGTAAAATTCAACAGGAAAAGACACAAGAGATTGAATTGTTCGAAGATAATCTTGTGTCTTAATAAAAAACACATTAGTAAGTAAAGAATCCTTATCAGGAATATTAGACTCGTCAACTACGACGGCGTCTAACCCTTTACCTTTCCAATAGTTTTTCTCTAATTCTAATCTCTTTTCCATACTTTCACACAATGATCTGTTTTCGTATTGAATATCGCTATCTACTCTATTAAAACCGGTAACACAATCAGAAAAAACCAGATGAGGATAACAATAAAATAATTTCATCTTTTCATTCTTGAATAACACCCAATCAATAGCGTTATAAACTCCCCTTTCAGCTATATAATCAATCATCTTCTTAGCTCCTCTCTTGCTAATAATGTACCCAAACAGACCACCCATTGATTTTTCAACACTTTGTTCACGTGTCCAAAGAGATACTATGGGTTGTTTATTCTCCCTGTCTCCTTCCGAAATAAATCTAGAATAAAGAGAATGTCCAAGAAAGAGAACATCCCAATCATTTGATGGTAATTGTTTTAATGAGTCTACTGTCTTTTCTAAAAAATTATCACACAGTGTTACATCGTCTTCGAATACAATTTCAATATCAACATCATTTGAAATACTCAACTCATGCCATATTTTCAAATGACTAGACCCACATCCGACTATTCCCTTCCTGTAATTGTAGTCTCCTGTTTCGAATAATTTTAATGTTTTGGGAAGAGGATTCAAAGTTTGTCCGTCTACTGCTTTAAAAACGTTGAATTGAAGTTTAGACAATTTCTCTCCATTCATATTAATAAACTTATCCAGACGATCGCGTCTCCTTTCTAGATTAACAACAAGAGTTTTTACTCGGTATTTTTCAGAGGAAGACTCTCTCGTCTCTGACTCTCTCGTCTCTGACTCTCTCGTCTCTTTCTTAAACTGTTCCTCATCATTAAGATCGTATGCGTTTTTTAATCCTGTTTTTCTCTCGAATGTACACCTTCCACTGTGATAACAAAACAGACTATCCATGAATACAGTTTTGTATCCAGATTCCATAAATCTATAGGAGTATTCGGCTTCGAAATGATGTCCGGTTTCCTTAAATTGTCCAACACGATGAATAACATCCATTCTCGTCATTCCAACTCTTAGAGAATAATGTGGCCAATATGTACAATTTTTCTTCCCAATGACAGATGAGAGTCCTTTATCATCAGGGCCATAGAAAACATGTTCATAATATCTATTAAAACCGGATGAAAACTTCATCTCACCTGGACACAAAATATCTACACACTGTGGTCTCTCTCCATACGAACGATTTAGAAGACATTGACCGTAATAAAGATCGGAATCTAAAATATCAAGACATATAGATAAATATTTTTCTCGTCTATAAAAAATCCAGTCGTCTTCAATATGAAACATAAAAGGGGTTTTAACACTATTTTTTATAATGTTCATACTCACAGGATGACCTTTTCGGTCAGGACCTTTCCACACAAAGTTTATAAAGGGGAATTCAGTCATTGCTAGTTCACGATCGAGATTGTTTGAGTTATCATCTACAACGATCCATTCATCAATAAGATGGGAATCCTCACAACAATTAAGAAATGATATTACAGTTTTTCTGAAAAGATCATATCTTTTACAAGATGTCATTGTAACTGTAATTTTCTTCGGAGAATTAGACTTTCTCTTCTCCCAAAGCTGACTAAACATCTCCCCAACCTTTTTTCCATTATATTCCGTAAATCTGTTTATGACGTCTGTAGAAGATAATCTTGAAATCCTCGTTCTTATCTCCTGACATTCGTTTTCTGACAAATTTCGGTTCTTTAATGCCTTGACGGTGTAATCAAATGCCCTTAATGTGTCCCCCTTTTTTTCACACACCTTTGAAAAGATGAGAGACAACATTGGGGAAAATTCGTGACCATTTTTTTCATGAAGAATTCCAATAATATAAGCTGATTCCGTAAATGAAGATTCCTCTGAACCCTCAAGAAATATCTTTTCAAAATTTATTTCTAACCCACTCATTTATTTTTAAAGTTTTCGTCTTTAATAGTTTTTATTCAAAAGTATTAAAAGTATTCTAAAGTATTCTAAAATTATTATTTTCATTCTGAATTGTATTGTACAAGTATCTTTTTCTTATAAAGATAATAACAACGTTATGAAGAAAGGATATAGAACTTGTTGTAATATATACATATTCGTTTCTAATGACTCCATAAAGGATTCCTAAAATGTATGATATCTGTTGTATAATTATCATTGATACAGAAATATCTACTCCTCGTTTTGTCTTCAATAATTTGTATATTTCCTCAAATTTATAAATCATTGATAGAGCTGCAGACGAATATCCTATTACAAGGATTGCATATTCGGGGATATTCATTTGTTCACTCTTTAAAATTGAAAATTGTTAAATTTTAATTATAAAGACTACATCTTTAACTAAACGATAAATTCAGTAATCCAAACAAATGAGTGGTTCATTTTGTTCTGATACAATATACACATTAGACAATTCTGGTAAGTCCTTTACTTCTTCAGATGGTATAACGAAGCTATGTAATACAAAAAAATTTTCTCTTCCTGTTATTACTCTGTCTGCATTTATAGATAAGAGGAAATCAGATAAATACTCGTGTAAATGTCTCATTCCACTATCGTACGGGGAAAAAATAAATGGTTCTTTTCGATATCGAATTTCTTATAATCTCTTTCATAAACAAATTTATAAGATGATGTGCGAAGAACTAAAGACTACAAGAGAAGTATCCTCTACAAAAATAGATAAGTTATCATGTATTTTTTGGTCTATTTTTTGCGAGTCTTATATTTATAATCCAAATTTAGAGGGAATTGAAGTAACTGTAGGAAATTCAGAAGATAATATTCTCTCCCAAAGTCGTAACAATGATGGGAAATGTCCTCTACTTTTTGATTATTGGTGTTGTATACCTTGTACTAATTCATTTCTAAATATTATCATCAGATCTAAAAAGGACATTAGTAGCGTTGATTTTTACACCAATATTATCCCTTGTGATAACGAAACTTATAAATTTGTATCTGGTAGAGAAACTATTTTATCATCTCATTTATCTTTACTCTCTCCTATTTCTCCAGTTATATTATACGAGGGAGGAAAGATGACAAAAACTCTTTTGTCATCTATTAAAAAATACTATAGTGATATTGAATGCTATTTTTTATCACCTCCTCTATTTCATTCCCGTCATTGTGTTGTAAAAGTTTGGGGTGACAATCATATCGACGATCCATTTTTTCTGTTTATTAAAGAAGGACGTGGTGTATACGAAAAGGGAATTTCAACTGGGCAAGAGTCTTGGAATTGGAGAGAATATATGTGTGTGGATAAAACTAAAATAGATAATATTAAAAAAAATAGAAAAATATGGATAGCTATTTATAGACTGAAATATAATCCTCCGTCTAAACTACTCCTAGACTATTCGGAAAGATGTAATAGAATTGTAGAAGAATTATTTCGATGGTTTATTTCTTGTGTAGATCTACAATTACCCTCTCATCTAGATTTTAGGGAACCATTGACACTAAATGAGATTATAATTTTAGACCAAAATACACGACAAAGTTTTTGCAACGATATTATCCAATGCTGTAACGAGGAAGGAATAGTGAATGAAAGTAATATTATAAACGAAATTGAAAGTGTAAAAACTAAGACCTCCTCTTCTGAATTTGTAATAGAAATATCTGAGATGAAGAAAGCTATCAAGATAGAAGTGGATAAACAAACTGTAAATTCTTTTCATCGAGTGTTTATTTTTTTCAACGATAAAACAGTAGAGGAACAAACATTATCTCGTATACAGATCATTTCAAATTATAAAAATCTATTTGATTATTCATCTCAGGCATTTTTTATATAAGTTTTTATAGAGAAACTAAAAATAAACTTTTGAAAATAATTATATATTCAAAAGTAAAAGGAAGATAAACAGTTATGAAAAGAGTTCTAATTTTAGTTGCGGTTTTAATTGTCATTGTTGCATTTTGTCTATACAATTCCTCGGAATCGAAGAAGTTAAACGATTCAACTACACACATTCAACCCTATGTAGAAGATATTCAAGTATCTTATTATTTTAATCCTGGATGTCATCATTGTAGATCGTTTAATCCAGTATGGAAGGATTTTTCATCCTCTACCAGATGTGCTTCTTTTCGAGAAGTAAACTGTTCAACTAATCCACAACTATGTGGAGGAGTTAGTGGAGTTCCATTTATTGTTTTTTCAAAAAGAGGACAACCTCCAGTTCCTTTTACAGGCCCAAGAGACAAGAAGAGTCTTCAAGAATTCTTGATGAGAATGAGAAATTGAGAGATTTTCTTCACTTAATAGTTTCATCCTTTTTAATTCCGTACCAAACTTTCTTGTTGTTTCTTTTTTCATTTAGAGAAATAGAGAATTATAAAACAAAAGAAATGTCTCTTCCTCAAACTATTATCTATTCTTTTGAACTTTTTGGTATGATATCTGGAAGCTATGTTGGATGGAGATATGGTAATAAAACAAAAAAGTCTATTTGTTCTCAATTCTCACCAATTGAAAAATATAGAAGGGATACTATAGAACCACGTTTTAAAGGATCTCAAATTTCAGAGGAAAAGGCTTTTAATGTATTTGGTGTATTCTTTGGAATTTTTATTGGGTATAGAGCATGGTTTATCACAATACCCTTGTCATTGTTTCAGCTAGCAGAAGATTATCCCTTAGAGTTTAAAAAAATTAAAGACTGTATCAAAAAAGGATAGACTTCGTGTTGTCTTCCCAAAAAATAAATATATCGGTACAGATCGTTACTATTTTTTGTATTTTTATTCTCATGTCTATATATAATGTAAATGTCAATACCTCTTTATTACGGAGATAGACAAAAGACAAAGACGTTTTCAACAAACGATTACACATCTCTTTCAGATTATCATTATTCCTTTCGTACAGCCAATCAAGTTTCTCAATTGAGAATGGCTATTGCTCCTGGAACAGAGAAATATTGGAACTCAGAACTAAAAGACCGAAATGAACTAAAAGATGCACAACTTGTTCCAATAGTTCCAATAGTTCCAATAGTTCCAATAGTTCCAATAGTTCCAATAGTTCCAATAGTTCCAATTAACAACAGCGATTCTTGCGATTACGCATCTTATCCAAAAAAACAGTAATAAAATTATTTATTTTTGTTTATTGTTTTTTTATTGTAATAAAGTAAACTAATGTCGTCAAACTATAGCGATACATCTTCTTTTGTTGGTGGAAATGGGAAATCAGACGAATACACAATGTTGCAAAATTACACTATGAGTGGTAATTCACAAGCCGCTCCTTTTCAATCTGCTCTGAAAATGACAGTTCCTTCAGCAAGCCAAAAGTATTTCAGTATTACACCTGTTTTTCAGGAACGTATAGACAATTTTCGTATCGCTCCTCCCTCCATGACACCAATTGGATTAACATCTGATTCAACTTGTTCGTCTCAAAATTCAAGCGTAGCCGCAGCTACGACCGATGTAACCGGTACAACTACTGGACAAACCTTTGCATCCAGTGGTGAATATGCTCGTCTCGGACAAACCTACAAACTTAATCCTTATTAAATTTTCTACTTATGTATTAATATTTAAAATAATAAAGACACACTTTATTATTTTAAACCAGATCTTTAAAAATTGTACAACAAATAAGAATAACTTCAAATAAAACCTACACTCATTTTGTTTGTATACAAAAAAGTAAAAGTCATAAAAAGAAAATCTAAAGAACGATCTCTCCTATTTAAACAAGATGCCTCATACTTCTCCGTCTCGTTCAAGAGATAATGATGAAAATGATAATTTAGATAATTATTACGATCTTGACGATAAGAAATCAAGAACTGTAGGAATAAGGGAATTAGATTTAAATACTCTATATCCCCAGCATCCTCTCGATTTAAAAAATGGAAGTAAATACGTTATGATTGGAAAACCTGGTGTAGGAAAATCTAGAATTATTCAATCTCTGTTGTATGCTAAAAAGCATATATTTCCTGTAGGAGTATTTTGGTCTGGAACAGAGGAGGATGGTAATGTATTTTTTGGAAACTTTGTTCCAGACTCTTTTATAAGAAATGGAACAATTGATGCCACTGTAGACGCCCATATGAAACCTCTTGAAGACTTAAATAAGCGTCAAAAAATCGCTAGAAAATATCTAGAAACAAGAGGTGACAACCCTTGGTGTGTTGAAGTTCTAGATGATTGTACAGCCGATCCAAAGTTTTTAAAAAAAACTGTTATAAATGATACTTATAAAAATGGTCGACACAAGGCGAAGATGCATATTTTATCTCTTCAGTTTTGTCTTAATATTCCAACTGAAATAAGAGGATTAATTGATGGAACATTTATTTGCCGCGAAGGAAATCCAAAAAATAGGTTACGTCTCTTTGAGAATTTTGGAAGTTGCGTAGACAATATTAACGATTGGAACGATTTGATGGATGGATTGACGGATGACTATTGTGCAATGTTTATAAACAATAAATCTACATCTAATAACATCGAAGACACAATCCAATATTACAAGGCTGATTTGAGTAAGATTCCAAGTGATTGGAAGTTTGGTTGTCGCGAATACTGGGATTTTCATTACGACAGATACAATCCTCACTACAACCCAACGATTTAGGAGAATAACAAAAAATTAGAGTTTTTTGGAGTGAGTTTGTGTGATATCAGGAAAAGGTTGGATGAAGAATATCATTGTAATTTTCTGATTTAAATAAAATATTTAGGTATAAATAAAAAGATGCGATCAACTAAATTTCTTGGACCAATCGAAGAAGTAGTCGGTAGAACTTGTCCTGGAGCGTCTTATTGTTCAGTTGATAAATGTTTTAGAGAAGGAAAGACATGTGGAGGAGAGTCGACATGCTGTCTTGACAGACCATCAGCTGAAGAACTGATAAAATCTCTTGGGTGTAGTTCAGGAACATTTTCTTCTCCATTAAAATTAAAAGAAACCTCTCCTCTACAGGTTTGTTCCACTAAATTAGGACTTACTCCAGATGAGACATCTTTTCTATGTTTAGGATCTTCTCTTGATGAATGTTTACAAAAGATGTGCGATCTTGGATGTGATTCGCCAATGTGTCCGAGAGCTCTTCCTGGAGGTATAAATATGAGGAAGGAGGTTTGTAAGACTGTTCAACAATATTGCGATGTACTTGATCCCTCTCTTCTTACAGATCCTGCTTACAACGATCTCTGTTGTAAGCAGGATCTAATAGCAGGAATTCCTATTAGAACAGAATGTGGATGTCCAGGAAAACCATGTGCGATTAATCCAAAAATTCAAGAATTAAAACTAAATTCCTCAAAATATTGGGCTACAAATCAGTCAACAGTTCCTTCGTCAACGTCAACATCAGTTCCTTCGTCGTCAACATCAGTTCATTCGTCGTCAACATCAGTTCATTCGTCGTCAACATCAACATCAGTTCCGTCGTCAGCAGTTCCTTCGTCAACATCAACATCAGTTCCGTCGTCAGCAGTTCCTTCGTCAACATCAACATCAGTTCCGTCGTCAGCAGTTCCTTCACCCTTGAGTTCATCATTACACACTACCTACTATTTTATATTATTAATATTGATTGTGTTGGTTGTGATTTCATTATTTGTTGTATATAGACGGGTTTGACAAAACAATTATTAAAATAAAGATTTATTATCTTTATTTTACTCGGTATAGATGGAGTGAATTTGTATTTTGTAAAGTTCGAGATGAATAGTATTAACAAGTTAATAAATATATGGAATGAGTGGATGTTCAATAAGATAAATATATCCTAAAGAGGTCTTTTTACTCTCTAATATTTTATTTGGATTTTTATCACTAGTCTCAGTTATTATACTTGTATTTTTTGTTAATATCGTTTGTCCTGATAGAAGTGGTTGTAATCTTAAATTTCTTCCGTATAATTGAACTGGTTCAACTATATAATCAAGACAGTGAAACTTTATAATATCTTCTGGTGTAGTAACAGTCTTTTGTATTACGGAGAAAATTGTTGACATTTCTTTGTCTATTGGAACAAAAAGTGTTGAACTTTGATGAGAGTTTATAAAACCCTTGAGATTGTAAAAATCAATAAATCGTTTAAAAAGGCTTGTCTGAGGATGTTCGGATATCCAATTGTAAATATCCGAACCCTCATCCCACCCTCCGTAGGCGGGAGGGTGGATTGTTTTATTGTCGTTTCCTCTAGCGCATTCTCTAAACAGAGGATTTTGTAAACCAGACTGAAATTCCCGATCATCTAGAGATAGATCAAGATATAAACGATAAGAAGATATTGCTTCGTATCCAGATTGTGTTCCTCCTTGAAATGCTGACATTTAGAGTTTAATTACACATAGACAAGAAAAAGATACAAAGATACAAAAATACAAAAGAAACAAAAGATAAATATAAATCTTTTCCTAAATTCGTAAAATTGAAATTATATAAATGGAAATACACAGATTCAACTATAATTAAAACTCCGAAGCTCTGTTCTCCGAAGCTCTGTTCTCCGAAGCTCTGTTCTCCGAAGCTCTGTTCTCCAACTCATTTAGGATTTTAAAAGAATAAAATGGATGTTTTAAATTCAGCAATTAAACTGTTTGTAAAGGATGTTTTAAACAGAGCATCTTTGAAAGTTGCGAAGAGATTCGATATATCTTCAACTGAAGCAATTGAAATTTGGAAAGATTTATACGACGAATTAGAAGAAAATCCAAATAATTCAACAACCCTAAAATCTCTTATATGTCACGCTGGTAGGAGATCAAAAAAAGTTGAATGTGAAGAAATAAAGAGTACCAGTGAGGAGTGTAACGACGATTCAGACGATGAGTCTCCTTGTTGTGTTCATATTTTAACAAGAGGTCCTAAAAAGGATGAGGAGTGTGGTAAAAAAGTTTCCCCAAAGTCTCAAACTGGAAATTACTGCGGTGTTCATCTAAATCAGGAAAATAAAGTTAAACCTAATAAAATCGTAAAGGAAACAAAAACATCCAAACCTACAAAACCTACAAAACCTACAAAACCTACGGTCGTAGATGATAAAATCCATAACCTTAAAAAAGAACAAGACGATCATGAGATTAAGATAAAAATTATGAAAGATCCAGATTACGGTAGATATGTCCATGTCGGAACAGGATTAGTTTTTAAATCGGTAACAGAGAAAATTGTAGTAGGACGTCAAGATGAAAATGGACAGGTTCATCTATTAAATAAAAAGGACATTTCCAATTGTTTAAAGTTTCGTTTTCCATTTGATAAGAAATGTGTTGAAGACGAGAGAGTTGAAGACGAGAGAGTTGAAGACGAGAGAGTTGAAGACGAGAGAGTTGAAGACGAGAGAGTTGACTAATAGAAATGAGAAAATGAGAAAATATAAAAGAAAATAGTCTAAAACATAAAAGATAAAATAACAAATAGAATAAATGGCTTCAAGAACTGTAGCTGATCTTAGAGAATTAAAAAATATTACTTCAGAAATAAAACGATTAAATGCTGAAGGAAAAGTTCTTAGACTAAAGAAAAAGGAGATTGAAGATCGTATTTCTGAATATCTTCGAGAGGAAAATCAGCCCGGTGTAAAATATGGAGATATTGTTGTATTGTCAAAAGAGAGTGTTCGTAGAAAGAGATTGAAAAAGAAAGAGAAAGAAGAAAAGGCTGTAGCGGTACTTGAAGATATGGGTGTATTAGACGCTAGAATCGCTCTTACAAATATACTAGATTCCATGAAAGGTGAGGAATATGTTTCAGAGTCGCTACAATTAAAGGAGACTAAAATGTAATGTATTAAACTTTCTCATGTCGTTATTCGTATTATTTTTTATAAATCATTTTATAAAAAATTAAAGCTACAATTTTAATGTGTTTTTAATTATAAAGAGAGATAAAACTTCAATAAATGGATAAATACATAGATTCATGTAAAAACTTAACTGATCTCTACTCTATACCTTGGAAATCGTATTTAGATAATTCTAAAACTCTTGGTCGTAAAAGGGGAAAGGATGTATCTGTATTAATCATTTGTAATCCCTGTATGGGATTCGGTGATATTGTATTTGGAATGAAATTTCATGACTATTTAAAAGATTGGTATAATTGCAATGTACAAATTGCTACAACAAATCCTGGAGGATTTAAACAACTTGGAATGTCCGATGAGAATCTACTGTTGTTAAAGGGAAAGAGTTCTTCGGTACAATGTAGAAAGCTTCGACGTCTAAGATTTCACGATTCTCTTTCAAAGGAGATTAAGGTACCAAAGGTAGACTTAATATTTATAGCACCTCTAACTGCTGATTTTGACGTTGATTATTCAGATGTACGAAGTATCATTCCCTACTCAAATAGATTAAATACATTTTTCCTTTCAGAGTATAACGATTCTACGCGCAAAAGAATAGATTTCCACACAGGAATCGGAAAGGGAAGATTAGGATTATTTTTGACAAATAATACGGAACAGAGTGACGCAGAGGAACAGAGTGACGCAGAGGAACAGAGTGACGAAAAGAACTCCCCTATTTTAAACCCTTATAGCCTGATTTATATTGCAGAAACGATAACTCGCTCCACGGGATGTTATTCATCTTTTATCGAAATGGTTGTCAAAAAGTACAGTAAGTTCGTTTCTAGATTAGAAATAGTTGTTCCAAAATGGATCGCCAATCATATGAGAAAGAATAAGACATTGTTAAAAAAAATTTCTTATTCTTATTCAAACATCTCTATAATAACCTCTGAAACTGAAAGAGATGAGGTGGATTTTACTCTTGATAACTCTCTTTTTATTCGTGGAGACATTTTTCCTTTGCCGAATAAGCAAATGGTAACTTTAATTCGTGATAGTGTAAGAGACATTTTATTAACTGGAGATCAAAGTATAACCGATGTACTCTCTTGTTGTGCGACGACAAAAAATATCTTTTACCAAATTGCTCCTTGGAAAGAAAATTTTGGAAAGAATCTGTCTGAAAATCTTCCAAATAAATTTTTGAAACGAAAAACAACATCTTGTGGAACACTAAAGGCTATAAAATATAATTCTGACTACAAAGATTTTAATAAACAGTGGGATTTTCGAGTGTTGGCTCGTCCAAAAATGGACGCGATATTTTTAGCAGCTATTTCAAGAAAAAGAAAGAAGAGAGAGAGTAATGTATATAAATTTGAAAAGCTTCTTCTCTCTTCTAGAACACTAGATTCGTTTCTAAATAAATATTACAAATTTTAAATAATACAAATTTTAAATATTCTTGTTAAAAGTTTAATATGGCTGATCCTCGTGAATACTACACAGATAAACGTATTATAAAAGAATTGTATAGAATAACTCTTGTTACTCACAATATCCTGTTGAAAAATAACATATCCTATTACGCAAGTGGTGGAACTCTTATTGGTTCTCTTCGTCACAATGGAATAATAAACTGGGATGACGATGTTGATATTGAAGTAGGATACAAGGATATTCGTCAAATAATGTCAAAGACAATCAGAGAACAATTTGAAAAAAAAGGATGTATCTTGAAATATCATCACGAACGTGGTTCTACTGCAAAATATGATTGGGTAAAGGTTCGTACTGTAAAAAAATTTGATGGAAAGAGATTAGATCTTGATATATTTCCAATGGTTATACGCAGAGAGGAGAAGACTGGGCGTTTACGAACCTATTTTTGGAGTAAAATAGTGAATAGTATATGGCCACGTTATTATTTATACCTAGAAGAACTTGCTCCATTACGTCATGCGAAATTTGGTGATGGAATTATATGCATTCCATCAAAAGCTGAGAAGGCATTAAAGAGAGCTTATGGAAAGGATTGGAAAACAGTAGGATACATAACACAAGACAAGAACCATTTCGATCTCGACAAACCGATAAAGCTTTCTTCGACTAGATTTAAACCTGCAGAGAATTTTTATCCTTGCGTTAAACAAATTATATTAGAAGATGATGATCTTCTCTTAACACTCACAGCAACAATGTTTACTTAAGACGGGAAATGGGTAAAATGATGGGAAAGATTCGTATTTCCCATCATTTTTATTTAATATTAATTAGGTATATTTAAATGCGTAGAAAGGTGATCAATTTAAATATACCACTCAGTAGTCAGTAAAGCTTTTTAAAAATGATTTATTTCATTCATTTTTAAAAAGAATCATTCTCTCATTCTCTCGTTCTCATTCTCTCATTCTCGTTCTCTCATTCTCGTTCTCTCATTCTCATTCTCTCATTCTCATTCTCTCATTCTCATTCTCTCATTCTCATTCTCTCATTCTCATTCTCTCATTCTCATTCTCTCATTCTCATTCTCTCATTCTCATTCTCTCATTCTCTCGTTCTCGTTAAAGATTATTTAAAGTCTCATTCTCTGTTATTATAAACCCCTCAACTCAAAAATGTTTGTTATTAAGCGTGATGGAAGAAAGGAAAAGATGTATTACGACAAGATTACAGCGAGAAATATGAAGTTGGCTTCTGATCTCTCTGTTGACACAAGTGCTCTCTCTCAAACTGTTATTGCCGGACTGGTATCTGGAATGACTACTAGAGACATTGATCAGCTTTCTTGTGAAAGTGCAATTTATAGAGGAATTTATGAGCGTGATTATGGAATTCTTGCCTCTCGTATCGCTTGGAATGATCTTCATAAAAATACCCCATCGTCTTTTAAAGAGGCTATTACTCTATTGTATAATAATTTTGATCGTGTAAAGAACAAACATAATCCATTAATTAGTCTTGAAATTTACAACTTTGCCTTAAAAAACATTGATATAATTGAGAAGACCATAGACTACAATCGTGATTATGACTACAGTTATTTCGCTTTCAAAATTCTTCAAAAGTCGTATCTACAACGTGTAGACGGAAAGACGGTAGAAAGATGTCAAACAATGTTGATGAGAGAGGCTCTTGGTGTACATGGTCCGTCAATTCGTAACTCTGAAAGAACTGGAAGACAATATAGAGGAGATATTGAAAAGGTTATAGATACCTACAATAGAACATCTAGACGGGAATTTACACATGCAAGTCCAACAAAGTTTAGTGCAGGAACAAATCGTCCACAAATGAGTTCGTGTTTTCTTCTCTCATGTCCAGATTCTATGGGTGATGAAATTTACGACGAAGAAGATCAACTTAGGGAAATTATTAGAGAAGAATCTATTCCTGAATGTTGGAAACACTGCGCTAAAATTTCTAAATTAGGAGGAGGAATTGGTGTAGATTTGACTTGTGTAAGACCTCGTGGATCACTCATTGGAGGAACAAATAGCGGTCGTAGTGGAGGAATAATACCTCTGATCAAAGTATTTAATTCTATTGGGAGATACGTTGATCAATCAGGAAAGAGAAAAGGAGCGATTGCTCTTTACCTTCAACCTTGGCATTCGGACATTGAAGAATTTCTTGAATTACGACTGAAAACTACTTCAGAAGAGAGTCGTGCTCTTGATATATTTCCTGCCTTGTGGATTCCTCGTCTCTTTTTCAAAAGATTAGAACGAGATGAGATGTGGAGTCTTTTTGATTCCCACGCCTACCCAGAGCTTGTAGATCTTTATGGAGATTCTTTTGAACTACGATATGAAAAGTTAGAACGCGAGTCTAAATTTACACTTCAAATAAAAGCAAAAACTTTATGGGAAAAGGTTCTTAAATCTCTGGACGAAACAGGACTTCCTTACATTCATAATAAAGATGAGGTAAATGAAAAGAGTAATCAACGGGAAGGAACAAATGGAGTTGGAGAAATTTATTCAGACCTTGTGTCGATTCGTGGAAGCAACCTTTGTTGTGAAATTATGCAAAACCATACTCCTACAAGTATTGCTACCTGTAATCTTATTTCTGTTTCTCTTTCTCGTTTTGTTCATCCAGAGAAATCCATTTCAGAACGAGTAGACTGGAAAGGTCTAGGAGAGACGGTTGAAACTGCAAATGAAAATCTTAATATGATTATTGATAAAAATTATTACCCTGTAGATTATTGCGCTGATAACAATTTTGATTATCGTCCTCAGGGTATTGGTCCTCAGGATCTTGCTGGAGCATTTGCTCGTCTTGGAATCTCATGGGAAAATAAGACCTCTGGAGGATGGGAGACTAACCGAGAAGCAAAGGTTTTAAACCAATTGTTTTCTGAATGTATGTATTTCCACGCATTGAAGAGATCCAATGAGTTAGCAAAGATTTATGGACCTTATCCAAAGTTTAAGGATTCTCCCGCTTCGCAATCTATTCTTCAGTTTGACATGTGGACTTATAGAGATCCTTTTGATACTAGCGATCCTCTAAATGGTACAACTATAGTTCCTTTCTCTCATCCTCGTAACAACATCGTTTATTCCAAGATTTCACCTATCCCACCAAATGAATGGAACTCTAAGGCGGTATTTTCATTCTCTATTCCCGAATACGACTGGGATGGATTAAAACAGAGTATCAGGGAACACGGATTGCTTAATAGTTTACTTATTGCTCCTATGCCAACTGCTACTACTTCTCAAATTCTTGGAAATTCAGAATGCTTTGAACCCTTTACTTCAAACGTCTTTGCTAGAAAAGGTGTAGCAGGGGATTTTCCTTGTGTAAACGAGCATTTAGCAAGAGATCTAGACGAAGTTGGAATGTGGAACAGAGACATTGTAAACTCTATTCTAAAGAATAATGGGTCTGTTCAAACCGTAAATATTCCACAAGAATTAAAAGATCGTTATAAGACGGTGTGGGAAATTTCTCAAAGAACAATTATCGACTTTGCGGCAGATCGTGGAGCATTTTGTGATCAGTCTCAATCAATGAATATCTATCTCTCGAGACCAACTCCTAGTAAACTTTCATCCTTGTATATGTACGGATTCAAAAAAGGATTGAAGACTCTGTCGTATTATCTTCGTTCTGAATCTATTGTTGACCCAGTAAAATTTAGTATTATGGATGAGTCTGATCCTATTCGTCTTATTAAAAAGGGAATGGATAGGGAAGAGGAGAATAAAAGAAATATAGAAGAGGGAAAAGGTATTGAAGAAGACGCTTCAGGAAGTTGTTCTCTTGGTGGAGGAGCGTGTAGTGCTTAAATAAATACGAAGATCATTTATGTAGATTTTTGAATTGAAAACTTCACTTCAATACTTCAATAATTCATTAAGAAAATAGCTAAAACTCCAAGAAGCATACCGATTATCTGTCGAGATTTATACACTTCAGAAAAAATCAAAATACCAATAACTAAACCGTACATATTAGAGCATATATTCCAAGAACAATTCAATGAGGCTAATTTACCAGTTTTTAAAAGAATGGAATATAATAAAAAAGGAATAATGGCGTATAATACACAACTCGTGATTAAAAATAATCTAGATGAAGTTGAATAGGTAGAGTAGGTAGAGTATTTAACGCAAAAAAGAGCAATAGCTTCAATAAAAATAATAAGAATAAAAAGAAGAACAATATCTTTTGTTCTTATATTTTTCATTTATCATTACAAATGAAAAATAGAAACCAATTCAACCGAATTTCATAATTGTAGAATCACCACAACCTTCCATTCCTTTTTAGTTCAGACTTTATATATTCTTCGATCTCGTGATATCTAATCGTATCTGGAACTACTATAAGACAAATACCAGTCTCCTTGCATCTCTTTTTTTTGAAATCGTCTCTCTGCAGTTGTTCTTCAAAGTCCTTTGGAGATTTGTGAAAATAGGGTGCGTATGTTCGATGCTGAATACCATTATACTCTACTGCTATTTTCAAGTCTTCGTTGAAAACATCCAATTCAAGATTTCTGTTTGTCTTTGGATTTCTAAGAAAATCTGGTCTAGACTTTTTAAAAGGACGGTTAAATATTCGTTGGACTACATCTCTACATTTTTCTTCGTTTTTGTATATTCCTCGCTGAAGAGAAGGATTACTTTTTAAGACTGAAGTGTCAATAGAGATACCGCGATATGTCTCCTCATCACTCTTTAATATCCAACAAATAAATATTATAAAAATACTAGAAACGAGAAAGAATTCCCATCGATAATTCTTCCATATATTTAATAAAAATTGCAAAAGAGACGGTGAACGAACCGAAGGTGAACGAACCAAAGGTGAACGAACCAAAGGTGAACGAACCAAAGGTGAACGAACCAAAGGTATCGAAGAACGAGTCATTTGATGAGTATAATTTAATATAAGAGTCTTTAATATATTAAATTTTAAAAAGGTTTACCAGATTTAAATGAATTAAATTATTTATTGAGAATAATTAATAAAGGGGGATTCTGGTTTAAAAAGAGACATACTGGTCATTGATTTTGAAACTGGACTAGCTTTCATTCTTTGCATTTGAGATTGCATTGAACTTCCTTGAGAGGGAACGAATCGTTCTTGTTCTGGTTCTTGTTGACGATTTGCATAAGTAATTCCCTCCTTTGGTCTGTATAACATCTCTTTGGATCTTTGAGACATACTCATTAATGATGGACTAACATAACCTTCCTTAACTTGAGGTTGAACTTGAGGTTGAACTTGAGGTTGAACTTGAGGTTGAACTTGAGGTTGAACTTGAGGTTGAGGGTGAACTTGAACAAATTTAACAGTTTCTACATAGCAACCGCAATCTTGGTCAGTTGAATATAACGAAAGATAGCATAAAACGAGGAGTAAGGCTACAAATCCGACACCAATACATATGAAGTGTTTACCTTTTAAAGATCGTGATTGAGGAGAAGATGACATTTAATATATAAAAAGAAAATAATATTCTATCTAAAATCTATTTTCTCTAAAATCTATTTTCGTTGATAAACTTTTACTACTTTAAAACTTATTCTTTAAAGATAATAAAATGTCTTCTAATTCATTTGATATGAGCTATAATCTCCAAGATAGAAATCTCCAACATAGAAATATACACGATAGAAATATACACGATAGAAATCTCCACGATAAGGAATCTAATATTAATGGTGTTCCTATTTATAAGTATCTTGATCTAGATAGTACGTTTAGAAATAGAAACAACTACCCCCTATCTTCTAATTTTGTTGTTCCCATAACATATTCTGGACGAGAATCAACTTCTTCCACATCGATCGATCCAATTATTGATTCATTTCCATATACAGCATCGTCACTTCCACTCGGAAGCAATGTTGTACAAACAGTAGTCGATCCAACAAACATTCAATTAGGTGTAGCAGAAACAATTATTGATAATTTTTATATCAATTCTTTTCTTGAGATAAACGGAGAATTTAGAAGGATAATTTCATATTCAGGAGCAACAAAGACAGCTACTATAGAATCGGCTTTTACAGTTGTAGTAGCTGTAGGAAATATTTATTACACAAGAAAATCCATTCCATTTTTTGTAGGATCAGTAACACCCATTCCTGCACCAACGTCCACAACCTTTGCAATTTCTGGAGGACCTTCGTCGACAACAAATAGTTATGTTCGGTTTACAAGTGGTCCTAACTCTGGGTTAACGTTTAGAGTTTTATCCTACGACATTTTAAATTCGGCCATTACAGTGGCTGGAGAAATGCCAAATATACCAGTGATCACAGATACTTTAGAATTAGGATCATTTTCTCGTGATAATGCCTCAACTCTTGTCTACTCTGGTACAGTAAATAATTTAGGTCAAAATGCGTATTATGAAATAGAGCTTTGCTGGTTATCTCTTCCAAATAAACTTCTTAGAGTTGGATACGGAGGAGGTATAGATCGTTATCCTTATGTTTATGTAAATCTTTATAACGAAGGTCGTAGATTATACAATCAACCAATGTTCTCAAACAATCCAAATTCTAGTCTTGCTCTTTTCAAAGTTCCAATCAATGAATATTTCGGAGATACATCCTTTGTGACTTTAAAAGACTCGAAAACTCGTCAGATTGTTCGTTTTGAGACAAATCAGGACGTTAGATTTACAGTTTCTCTTCCAGACGGAACAGTTCTTCAATATGCTGAAGAGGAATCATTTTCCCCTTTGGCTCCAAATCCTTTTCTACAAATCAATGCACTTTTTTCTGTCAGAAAAATTACTTAAAATATTTATTAACTCTAAAAGTATAAAAGTATAAAATGGAAAAATCAAGTAAGACAACTACTACAACTACAACTGTTCTTTTAATCATTGGAATATTTTTAGCACTGATAGGAGTAGCCTTGTATGTTCAAGATAAAACAATTGAGGATTCTCCGCTATTTAAAAGTAGTAAAGACTCAAGTAAAGACTCAAGTAAAGACTCAAGTAAAGACTCAAGTAAAGACTCAAGTCGAACTTTTAAAAGCGGAGTAAGCGGAGCCGGTACAATATTCAAAAATGCTCCTTCTACTGAATTCAATAAGATAATAGTATCAAATGCCGCTGGAGATATGAATACAATTGATAGGAATGATATTACGGCGACCAGTTTAAAAGCAACCAGTTTAAATGTAACCAGTTTAGCAGCGAACACTATTACTCTCACAGGTGATCGTAACGCAATTAGCACTGATCATATCAATGGGACTGGTCCTTTATATGTAGTAAACCAAGGTGGAACAGTTATTAGTAAAGGGTGGGGTGGAAATGGAAATTTGAGTGTTGAAGGTAAATTATGCATAGGTGGTGAATGTGTTGATAGTAGTCACTTAAAATGGTTATCCCACATGTTAACACATGGAATTAATATATATTCTACTGGAAGTCAAAAGTACATGCATACAAACGAACTTAATAATGTACAAGTTGCTGACCCCCAATGGAAGACAACTTACGAATTAAAGTTAAGAACAGGATAGAATATAACATCTAGTAAATCGTTTTTAATCATAACGAAAGTTGGAAAATTACTTAAAATATTTATTAATTCTAAAAGTATAAAAGTATAAAATGGAAAAATCAAGTAAAACTACAACTACAACTGTCCTTTTAATCATTGGAATATTTTTAGCACTGATAGGAGTAGCCTTGTATGTTCAAGATAAAACAATTGAGGATTCTCCGCTATTTAAAAGTAGTCGAACTTTTAAAAGCGGAGAAAGCGGAGTCGGTACAATATTCAAAAATGCTCCTTCTACTGAATTCAATAAGATAATAGTATCAAATGCCACTGGAGATATGAATACAATTGATAGGAATCATATTACTGCTAATAAGATTACTCTCACAGGTGATCGTAATGCAATTAGCACTGATCACATCGATGGGACTGGTCCTTTATATGTAGTAAACAAAGGTGGATCAGTTATTAGTACAGGGTGGGGTGGAAATGGAAATTTGACTGTTGAGGGAGATACGACGTTTAAAGGAGATACGACGTTTAAAGGAGGTAAGGCTGGTGGTGGTAAACCAACACATTTTCCATACAGTGATGGAAATAACTATATTCGTGGAGATACGAACATTGAAGGTAATTTAAATGTTAATGGAGATATTACTATTGCTAATAAATGGATTCTTAAATATAGACAAGTTCCGCAAGGGGGGGAGAAGGACAAATATTTATTTTTACATCAAATTGGTATGAACTATGGATTTGTATTTAACGCAGACGGAGTTTTGGAACAACGATACAATGGTATGTTAGCATAAAAACTTTATTAGATATATGTTTATTCGACAAAGTTATATTAAATAATGTAAAAATGATACTCTCTTTTGGAGAGTAAATTAATTTAATTTTTGTAGATATTATTTATTTAGTTACTAACTTACTTAGCGATAAGTGGTGTCTCAGATAAATTTTTCCTTCTCAAGAAGAAAATAGCGATGACTATTAGAAGAACTAGAAAAATTCCTCCACCAATAACAAAGTAAATTATGAAGGAATTTTTCTTAGCAGATATCTCTACTTCACCTTCATTTTCATTTTCATTTTCATCGGCTTTCTCTTTCTCTTTTGGAATTCCGTCACCGCTACCGCCGCTACCACCAGTTCCGCTACCACCAGTTCCGCTACCACCAGTTCCGCTACCACCAGTTCCGCTACCACCAGTTCCACCTATATTGACCCCACAACTTTGTTCAATTTCCATTCCAAGAGTTTTAATATCTCTTCCTGATGTAATATTTGTATTACAAATGCTTAAAATTGTTCCAGGACATGGTACCCGCCTGTTTATTTCTTTCTGAATGGGATGTTTTTCTTTAGGGCATTGTATATTAAGACAAGCACAATTAGATGAGATGGCTTTATATTCCATTCCAGATGATGCCTTTTTTATATTTGTTCGAGTTTTATTTCCACCTAACAATGAATTCATACAAAATTGCTTATTCTCATCCTCGTTTTGTATGTTTAATTCTGAGTTTTCTCTATTTATACATTTACAAAAGGGATCCAATCCTTTTACCTCTTTACAATAATCCAATAATAATGAAATAGAATTATTCTCGTCCGCTTTAAAATATTTTAAATATTCTTGTCGAGGAACAGGATTATATCTTATAGAATATGATCCACTCGTTTCAAGACATAACACCCAGAAACCCAAGTCTCTACTAAAAAAGAAGGTTTGACCCTCAAATGCTTTATGTATAAGATTACTCTCTACAGTAAGAGTAGGTAGTGTGGTTTGTGTTATCGCCACTTTATGATTAAGAACTTTTTTCATAGAAGAGGCGGATTCTGTAATAATCAATTCTCCTATATCTGAAAAATACAATCTTCTTTCTGGAAGTGCTTTTGTGATAAGAGATGAATCCTGTGCAGAAAATGTATAAACTTTAATGAATCTTTCAATTCCAGTTTTATTATAAAACCTTTGAATAGTAAATTCCATATTTAGATATCTGGTTCTTTACTTTTATACGTGACAAAAATTCTCTTTTTATTTATTCCTCCTGTACACAAAAATTTCCAAAATACAACACAGGATTATACACGGCAAAAACAGCTACAAAACCAGAAATTATTGGAACAATTGGTCCTGAAAGAACAATTTTTGCAACTGGATGAGGAACGAATTTTCCTGCAATCATTACAGCAAACATAATAATAATAAGTACGGGGAGTGTCGTTGAGAATTTTGACACTTTTTTATAATCAGTCTTTACACCTGCGTAAAGACAGTTTGTCCAAAGATATATACACATTAATAAATATGATAAAATAATAGATAATCCTATTCCTATAATGTATCCTTGCTTATTTGTAATTCCTACACAAATAAAAGGAAAGCATATCAAAAACAATTTTTTATAAAGTTCTGGAGATGTAAACCATCCTATCCAATAGTCCTTTTTCCCAAATTTAGTCCAATAATTTGCAGTAAACATTGACTTGGGATTGTATATGTCAATAAAACCCTCTACTGATGAAAAGACGCGACTCATTTATTATATTAAATAATAATAAAATATTTATTTAGTATAATATAATTAAAATATGTCAGAAACTTGTCCACCTGCTATGAAAATGAATCAAGACGAAATCGCTGCAAGCGCTGATGCTCTCGCTGCTTCAATGGGTGTTGAGAGTTGTAAGACTGATAGTAGCATCTCTCAAGGTGCAGGACAAGTGTCTGCTTTATTTTCAAGCGTGAGTATAGCTGCTTCAACATCTAAGACAACAACTATTGGATGCGAAGAGCTTATAGTTATGGCTGAAAAAAACGATCAATTTAGAAATGATATAGTGTGTATTTTGAAAAAAAGCCAAGCTAGGAATAAAGTTAATGTCTCCGTTGGTAACAAAATAAATATCATAGCTGGAAAAGATGTTACTACGAGTTGTGCAGAATTAAATTTTAAGCAATCAATAGCGGTAGATATTGTAGTTTTGGCTGATCTATCAGAAGACGAGAAGACCGATATTGCAAATGTTACAAAAAATGCTGTTAGTAGTATGACTGATACTTTACAAAAATCCAAAAACGGTCTTGGTGCTACTCCTCAAGGAGCAAAAATGATACAGGATTTATCTTCAAGAATTCAGGCCCAAGACTACAAGAAACAAGTTGACGAATCTATAAAGGAAATTTCAATTGACATGTCTCAATCAAATGAGATAAATATAGTAGTTGGTGGAAGTATTAATCTTCGTGGAAAACAATGTGTAATGGATCAGAGTATAGTCCTTAATCTAGTTTCTACTCTTATTCTTGATTCTGTTATCTCTAAGAATTTCTCCTCCTTAGGTGAACAGATATCTGAATCAGTTACGGAAGTTGAACAAGAGTCTGAAGCTAAAGGGGCAGAAGAGTTAAAAGGTCTACCTAAAGTACCTACTAATATAACAGCGATTATTGTTATAATCGCTGTTTGCTTATGTCTGGCTGGAGTAGCGTATATGTTTATTTCTGGAGGAGGATTGGAAATCGCAGGAAATGTAGCTTCACAGGCTATTGCAAAGGCATGAGAGATAGGATGTAAATGGGGATGTAAATGGGGATGTAAATGGGGATGTAAAGATTTTCAATAATCTAGGCTCAAATTAAATATTTTTGAATATTTAATTTATGAAGTTTATCAACTATGAAGTTTATCAACTATGAAGTTTATCAACTATGAAGTTTATCAACTATGAAGTTTATCAACTATGAAGTTTATCAACTATGAAGTTTATCAACTATGAAGTTTATCAACTATGAAGTTTATCAACTATGAAGTTTA